AATTGTCACTATCGTGTCGCCTTTGATTTTGTCGTTAATCCTTTCAGTAACATATCTGGACAGTGCGCGCGTAACGTCGTTGCAATACGCTACTGTCGACCAATTCTCTGAAAAACCACTGCCGTCGCGTTTCTTGCTTTTCTTCAATACTTCCAAGTTCGTGCTGATCCCAGAGGAATCAAGCACCGCCCTATACTTCCGATCAATTATAAGCATTATATAACTCCTTTTATTGTAATACATCTGGTCAATGAAGTTCTTGTTTTACCTTCGTCCAACCATAATCCTTAATAATGTTTCGTCCCAAGTCACACTCTAAAACTGTCTGACTGGTCGTATCGCCGTCACGGTTCTTTCCTGCGAATACAATAAAATATTCTTTGTCCTCTTGCATTCTTTTCTTGCCGTCGTTGTCAAGGATTGTAAGTTCCTCTTTTCCACCTTTTTTCTCAAAATCAAAGGCTCGACGAACTAACATCAAGTTGGCCACAACGTCAACTACGTTCTTGGATACTCCCAAGCTATTTTGAGAAAGATACCTTGTCTCAATTGCACTCTTACCAAGTTGGTAAGTAACAACTACACTCACATTTCTGTTGCTTGCCTTAGTTGCATCATGGAGTCTAACCATGTTTTGTTGAAGTTGCAACCATGCTTGAGTGTCCGCGCTAACTTTGTCTGCATCAAGTTTCAATGTATCGAGGACGAAGTATTTGATTTTGCCCTTTGTATTCTTCGATCCTTTTGGAGCGGAGTGTTTCTTTATCAGTCTTATGGCTTTGTTCATGGAAAATGACGTGAAGTTGACAAAGTTAATTGTCTTTTTCTCGATGTTTTCATCTAGCCATTTAACTGCGTTGACCAACAATTCCTTTTCTTCTTTGGTGAATCCGCCTTTTTTGAAACGTGCTTTTTGAAAGTTTCCGCCAAGAACATTATTGGCCGCCCATGTGATTACTTCTCGCTTCCATTTAACACTGTCTTCTTCGTTTGCCATGATCAACAAACTTTCGTTTTCCTCGATCATCTTAGGAAGTATCTGCGAAAGAATCAATGCGGTCTTTCCGATTCCTGAATTGGCAGAGATCATTGTTATATCTCCGAGGGTTTGTCCGTTAAATGTATTGGTAAGCAGTTTAGAATCATAAGGAAAGCCTTTAAATACCCCTTTGTCAGCGTCGTCGACTACTTTTTGGAGTCCGTCTTTTAAGTCTTCGACCTTTTCGACGATAGTAGAGTTTGCAAAAATATCAGCCATCGTCTGTTCATAGGTCATTTGGATATCGTCGATCCCCATCGTTTTATACTCGTCGTATTTTTGTTGGATCGGAAATCCGAAATCATGTAATCGTATTAAAGTGTTATACTTTTTTAGTTCAGCTAAATATGCATCGAAGTTTTCTTCCTCAACGAATCCGATTCCATTTGCTATAGTATTGTAGCCACCGTATTGATTGAACAATGACTCTAAGGACTTATTGCTTGATACCCTTAAACCTACGGTGATGTCGTCTAAGACCTTTTTTCCTTGATCGATTAGACTTTTGCTGATAGCAAAGTAAATTTTCCATATAGGATTATGGAAGTCATCCGTGTCAACACCTGCGTCAAAGTATAAGTCTGTGTTCTTATACACGCATAAAACAACTTGCATTTCAGCGTCTTTCTTTTCGCTAATTAACCTTTCTCTAAAGGTGTTTTTCTCAGTTGAATTTTGTGCCATATTAATACCTCACGTTCTCAATCTTCGAATAGATAAGCGTTCTTCTCTCTCAATCGCTCCAATTCTGCTTCGTTTTTTGCCTTTGCCGCGATGCGTTGTGATACATCGTTGACATTACTAGCGATTATTTTCATAATTGTATTTGTTTTGTGCATTTCGTCTGCAAACGTACGCCTGCGTAAAAAGTCAACGACTTCTGGCCTAACCAACATCATCGTATATAATATTGTTTTGAATCCGTACCCTCTTGGCAAAATACGAGTGTTTTTACCATCGGGGTAAAACTGACCCAATCTCAATCCCAATAGACGCTTAACCGTGTGTGTGTCTAACGGTTGGGTATTGTTGAGATCGGTAAAATTATTGCGCCAATACTGATACACATCATCCCAATCATTGTTTTCTTTTTTCTTCAACTCTTTGCTTACTAACTTTTTCTTATAGATCGGCAAACACGGATCAATGTGAACCTTTCTATTTCGTTGTCGCGTCCCACTTTTCGTGGCAACCTCGACTTTTATAATTGCCAAATTGTCAAGGTTGTCAATTGGTTGATCGCAATAATAGCAAAGTTCTGCATGTTTTATTTTTTTAGGTGCTGTCATTTGTATCACTCCTATTTTGTATTGTAATACATATGTATAAGGAAGTCATAAAAGACTTCCTTGGAAAATCATTCTTCTACTTTATCAAGAAACTTTTCAATCTTACGCAGTTCTTCATCGGATGGAGTGGCAGGGTTTGTGATTTTAGCCAACTTAATGAACTTCAATGCCTTTTCCTTTGCTTCATCGTTCGATTTCATATAGGCCGTAAGTCGTTCAATGACACTTTTTGCGGCTTTGATATCTGCATCTTCAAGTGTGTTGATGGCCTTATTCGCATCTTTCCTTAATTTAGAATCAAGTTTGTCAGCGTTCTTACGGCTTTCAATGTGTTCGCGCCAAATTTCATAAGATGGATTTTCAACAATTTGTCCGACCCTTGTCACACTCGTGCGATCCTTGAGGATGACACCTTTATGAACTACATCTTCGCCTTCACCTTCGACAAACAGTTTGATAACAACGTCATAGTCGAATTCTGCGCCTTTTTGCATGACTGGTTTTTCGCCGACTTTAACAAAGTTTTCGCCGACTTTCGTCTTTACATCGTCAATTTGGGCAACCGATACAATGTTCACGCCTTTTGCAGAAAGATCAATTTTAGCATTCTGTAGACGAGTTGCGACAGATTTAATTCTGCCCCATCCACGCATAGATACGGCCGAATCCATTTCGTCTTTTCCTTTGGCCTTTGCCTTTTTTTCCTCTAACTGCAACGCCGCATCCGTAAGATTTTGATGGAATTTCGTTTCAGAGTCGATAGAAAACGTGCCTACTGCGTCAGGGTCTTCCTCTGTCATGTCTACAATTTCATCGATTGCACCACTGACATCATTGAAATCTTGCGTATTGACGATGCCAAGAAGATTCTTGGCATATTCGCCACCTTCATACCACGCCAACCCTGCTTCACTATCGAGCGCATATACTTTAGGGAAGGAAAGTTCAAATACTGACTTTCCTGTTCCTTTTTCGCCCATTACAAGGACTTTTAGTCCTACGTTTTTTGTACTTGGCTTTCTGAACAATGACATTAAAACACTCTCCCTTTATTTTAATACATAAGGTCAACGAGGTTATTCCTCAAGACCTAAATCCTTCATCCATTTGTCGTCTTTCGCTTTCTGTTCCTTGGTTACGTCGACGCCTGCATCTTCTTCGCCATCCGTCTTCGCTGTGTCCGATGCTGTTGGTGCCTCCTCGTCTTCTGCGTAGAACAGGTCTTCTGGCACGTACTTATCATCGTCCTTATCCATGACGGGACGATCAGGATTGTTTTCATCTTTGATAATGTACGGGCGCTCAAATACCAACTTGCTCTGACGGTTGCCGCGAACAGTCATGCGTTCTTTAAGGGTCTCCTCGTTATACAGTCCCAATGCCATGAGTTCTTTGATGTCGTCAGTCACTTCGATGTCACCGCTTGAGATTTCCGATGTCTCGTATCCATCGACGATCGTACCTTCAACTGTTAACACGCGGACTTTACCTTTTTTCACATTGAATAGTAATTTCGCAATTTTCTCAGTTGTTTCGGCGCTGTCGGGGTTCAGTTTTACGCACAGTGAGGTCGGGAATGCAAGAGTTTTCTTGATTTCCTTGCCGTCGCGCTTGCCAACATATTCTGGGACATATCCCTTAATAAAGATTTCCCCTGCTTCTTTGTCTGCCTTGGCGATTCTTTTGAAAGAATCTTCGTCGAATAAATATGTTTGGACAAAGTGAGCGAATCGTTCGATAGCAGGAATATTCCCGTTTTCGTCTGCGTCTGGCTGTTTCGGAAGGAAGATACTTTGAATCTCAAATCGTCTCTGTGTTTCGCCATTGTACTCGCTGTATGAGAATGTTCCTCGGGCAACAACAAGTTCGCCGTCTTTGAGATTTTCTTTCAGATAATCATGTGCATCATATGGCGACAAGAATTTCTGCACATCGAGTTTATTGTCTTCTTTTCGAACGATACCGAATCGGTAAAGTTTATAATCTGAGATCGTGTCGACAATTGCTTTTTGCTTACGGTCTGCCCATGCAATTTCAGCTTTCTCGCCGTCTTTGCCGAATGTGAAAATAATTGGCTTCGAAGGAACAAATCCACCCATCATTTGACCGTAGATGACATTCCCTTCTGCCGTTTCAAAACCGATGTTTACCTGTTTGTATTTGTAGCCTGATTTTGAAGTTTTTTCGCCTTCAAAAGATTTGTCGTTAATTTTGACATTACCGACAAGTGTTACGTAAGATTTTTCTTTTTTTAAATCCGTCATTGATTAACCCTCCGATGGTGTGTATTCTTTGATTGTTTTCTGATCTTCGTAAGAGACGTAGGAAATTGTAAATTTCTCTGCCATTCCTTCTTGAATAACGTCAATGCCTTTGTATTTCTCCAAAGTAGTAGAACCTGCGCCGCCGTCTAATTCTGCCGTCAGAGTACGAATTGTAGATAACGGCATTTTAATAGCGTTCGGGATGCCAAGTGAGCTTGCCACTTTGACGAGAGCTGAGGCCAATACTGAGTCTAGCGATTCAATACCCTCCTCTGCATCAACATCCTCTTTAAATTCTCCGTCTGAAATAGGAGGTTCCGTAGGAGATTCAACGATTTCTTCTTCTACTTTCTCGCCGCTGTTTCCGTTTTGATTTTCGATCGGTGCGCTTGAGTTTTTTTTTGGTTGCGGCTGTTCTTGCTTTTGCTGAATGTCTTTTTCATCGATGACTTTTCCTTCGGCATTAAATTTAATGAAAGGATTGTCACGCAGGGGATCAGAAATACTGTTTAAGACCTGTTTCAAATGGACATTCATAACGTCCTGCGGCGCCTTCTTTCCCGTGAATGCTTGGACACCTTTGATATTTTCATCTTTTAGCAATTCTCCATAATCGACGACGACTGTCATCTGAATTACTCCTTTAATTCCTTCGAAATTTCCCATTCTACAAATACACTCCTTGATAATAGTTGTTTTTTATGACTATATCATTTTAACATCATACACATTTGATTGCAATACATAAGTTCAATGATTAGCGATAAATTTTATTACGATAATTCATTTTCTTGCCCTTGTTCCTTTTTACTACAAGCAAATCCTCTAACTTCGCAATGTAATTTCTGTCATCGGATATACGAATTAGGCTTCGGATGAAGTACGGCCGTAGTCCGTTATTAATCTGTTTGCTCGCGGCCAAATGAATCAGATACTTTGCGATTTTATAAGATTTTAAATGCGTGTGACCTTGTTTAAATTCCTTTGCTGTGTTCACGGCCATGAATTGATTCTGTCGACCTTTCTTATAGAAAGGAACGACGATGAACTCGTGATAGGTAAAAATCTGATTCATAATACACCGCCTTTAATGGCCGCACATCATCGCAACAGTTTTAACGCCAGTTCGCTTTGCATTATCAATTTATTTGCCAAGGCTACCGTGACCGTCACTTTTGCACTCTG